GATCGGCTCGTCCAGGCCCACGATTTCAAACCGCGCCCGATCCTCGCCGGTATCGTTGCGGACCAGGATCACGTCGCTCGCGTGGGAGTTGAGGCCCACGGCGGCGCCCCCGGATCGTTGTTGGTGGATCATCCACCGATGCGAGTCCACAAAGGCGTTGTGATCGTCGGCCCGCGGTTTGAGCGGTTCCCCTTTGCTCACATATTGCGGCGCGGCCATGCGATCAGCTCCAGGGGTCCGGCAGCGGCAGATTGGCGGCCCAGTCCGCCTCCTGGTAGACTTGCTCGACATGGACGGCGATCGGCCGTTGGGTCAATCGCTTGCTCGTGGTATCCTCTTCGGGGGCGTATTCCACCCATAGATATTCATGGCCTTTCTTGCCGATCCCGCTGATCTCGCCCACGTCCAGGCCGGTGACCGTGCGGCTCGACAAGAAATCGTACGTGACGGCCACGGGTTGTTGCCCCCGCTTATTGCCCGAGACCCCGGCCAACAGCAGCTCCCCCGCGGCCCAGATCCGCCAGCTTGCTTGGTTGCAGGTCGCTACCAGGGCCTCATGGGTGGAGATCCAGGAATGCGTGGCGACCGTCGCATAGGGGAAGAAATGCGTTTCGCTCCAGGAAAAAACGGGCATCAGCACATCGCAGCCCTCGACCGATTGGCCGTTGCCATCGTTGCGGACCCCGATCGCCCCTTGGTGGAGCCGGTCCGGGTCGGTGATTGCCCCGTCCTTGTCGTAGCTCTTGACGTGGGCCAGGGCGTGCGTGATATGCAGCGATGAAGTGCCGATCTTGAAATTCCAATCGATCGACCCCTCCTCGGCCCGCTCCAAAATGCCGTAGGGGACCTCCCCTTCCCAGACGTTTTTGCCCAGCTCGCGAACCGTAACGTTCTGCTTGATCAGGCCATTCCAGATCACGGGCGCCAGCGCATCGATCAGCGAATAGGCGGTCAGGGCCACCGTGACATCGAGGACCTGATACACCCGCCGGCCGCCGTTATCGTTTAGCTCCTCGCCAACCTTTTCGATCGTGATCGCCATCGGACCGCCTCAGACATAGACCAGCCCGGACCGCGCCCGATCGCGCCGGTTCATTTCCTTGAGCGCCTCGGCGCTTTCCTTGGTGTTGCGGGCGGTGGCCCGGGCATCGTCCGATCGCCCGGCCCCGCCGAACAGCGCCGCCGCCCGGGCGGAGAACGTCCCGAAGATCTTGCTTGCCGCCTCGGCCCCGGCGAGCACCTCGGGCGCCTCGGGGGGCGGTTCCTCTTCGGGCATCGTGATCTTGACCGCGGCCGCGTTGGCGGCCACCCGATCCTGGGCGGCCCGCCAGGCCGCCTCGGCGTCCGCCGCCGCCGCCTTGGCCTTGGCCACCTGATCGTCGCCGGCCTTCTTGTCGGCCGCCTCCCGGCGGGTCAGTTCCTCGGCGAGGGCCGCCTGGCGGGCGGCCCGCTCTTTCTCCACATCGGCCAGGCGTTGGGCGGCGGCCCGCTGGCGGCCTTGCTCCTGGAGACGGTATTGCCGATCCACGTCCGCCATCACTTGGGACGGATCGAGGCCCTCCACCTTGGCGATACTCCAGCCGATCCCCTTGGCGAGCACGGATTCGGCCTTCTTCCACCTCGACATGAAAGCATTGGTGAAGCCGACCCAGGCCGTTTCAAGTTTGGCGATCGCCTCGATCCAAATCGCGGCCAAGCCGAAGGCCGTCTCCAACCAAATCCGCTGGAAGCTCGCCTTGAAGCCCACCCATTTCTCGGTGAGGAAGGCGATCCCCTTAGCCCACTCCAGCTTCAGATAGGCCCAGAACACCGTGGCGGCCCCGCGGAGATCGCCGGCCGCCAGGGCCGTCTTGATCGAGTCGAACGTGGCCAGGGTGTCGGCCTTCAGGCCGGCCCAGGCCCGCCCGAGGGCATCGGCCACCGCCTTGCCCGCCCCGGAGAAATGCAGCAGCGCCGCCGCGCCCGCGGCGATCCCCACCGTGATCAGGCCGATCGGCGAGACAATCGCCGCCAGGGCGGTCCCCAGGGCAGCGCCGACCGCCATCACCGCGCCGATCACCATGGCCAGCCCCTGGAGGGCCACCCCCGCCCCGATCACCACGGCGCCGAGGCCGGTGATCGCCGCCCCGGCCGCGGCGATCGCCACCCCGATCTTGAGGGCCGAGACGATCAGCAGCTTATTGTCCCGGATCCAATTGGCCACCCGGCCGGCCACCCGGGCGATCCTTTCCGCCAGGTCGGTCAGGTTGTCGGCCACCGCCCCGCCCACCCGGATCAGGGCCATTTTGAGCGTGGCCCCCAGGCGGTAGAGCGCATCGGTCAGCTTGGCGGCGCTGGTTGCATCCTCCTTGCTCATCACTAGGCCCAGCTCGCGGGCGTTTTTCATCGCCTCCAGGAGGCCCTCTTTCCCGCCGCGCAACATCGGCAACAGCGAAGTGCCGGCCCGGCCGAATAGGATCTGCGCCAGTGCGGCCTTTTGCGTATTGTTCTCTAGGCCGGACAACGCGCCGGCCACTTCCATGAAAAGGCCTTCGGTTGCCTTCAGTTGCCCGTTGGTATCGGTCACCGAGATCCCCAGCTCGGCGAAGGCGTCCGCTTGCGTCTTGCTCCCCGCGCTGGCATCGTGGGCCGCCCGTTGCAGCCGGCGGATCCCCGTTTCCATCGAACCCAGCTCGGTGCCGCCGAGGGCGGCCGCGTGCCCGAGGGCGGACAAGAACGGGACGGAGGCGCCCACCCGGGCGCTCATCTTGTCCAATTCATCCCCGGCCTTGGCGAAGGCCTTGGCGGCCCCCAGGATCGGCCCCACGATCGCCATTCCGCCGGCGGTGGCCAGGCCGCCGATCTTGGCCAGGCCGGCCCCGAAGGATCGCAATTGCGTGCCAGCTTGCTTCAAGCCGACCGCGAAGGCGCTCCGCTTGAGATAAAGCTCGATATAGGCCGCCCCGGCCTTGATATCATTTCCGGCCACGTTTTCCCCATTCTGAAAAGAACCGCTTCAGGGCCTCGATCTCCTCGGGCGTCGGTTCCGGCGGGCCGTCCGCTTCGGCGTCCACCTCGAACGGATAGAACGCCAATGGATCCTGGACGGCGTCCGCCTCGCCGCGGAACATATTGCCCACGTGGGCCAGCACCGCGAACGTCCGCAGCCAGGCGGCCCGCTGGGCCGCCTCGGCCATCCAGTCCAGCTCGCGGAGCGTGCGGCGTTCCGGGTCCGGGCAGCCGCTGATCGCGGCCAGTTCCAGGATCACCCGCCAGGTCGATTTCTGGATTGCAGATCGGCCAGCAGCTCCGCCCGCAGCGATTCCACTTCGCGATCGAGGGCCGCGGCGAGCCCGGGCCCGGAGAAGTGCGCGGCGGCCACGTCGTAGATCTCCGTTTCCACCCGGGCCGCCTGATCGATCGCCTCCCCCTCCGGGCGGCGGAGGCTCCGGAAAAAAAGCGCCCAGGCCTCCAGCACCGCTTGGGAGGCAGCATAGAGCGTTTCCCCGCCCAGCCGCTCGGCGAAGGCCTCGGCCTCCAGGCCCCGGCCCTCGGCCTCGGGGAGGCAGATCACGTAGATCACGTCCACCCGAAAGGCCAGGTCCGCCTGAAATCGGGTCAGCGGCGGATCGTCCCCGATTAGCGGTCGGCCCAGATCGACCCCCAGCTTGTCCAGGCAGCGCTTGATCGTCCCGCCGGTGATCGCCACGTCCCAGCGATCCCCCTTGGCGTCCTTGAAGTCCGGCATCGGTCCCCCGTCACTCGTCTGAGTTGTAGAGCCCGACCAGCGTGACCAGGTTAGTATTGCTGGCGTCCCCGTTGGCGATCACCACGGAATCGACAGGGTTCCCCGTGATCGGTCGAGAGAATCCCGAATTGTCCCACCAGACCAGCGGCTCGCCGGCGGTGATCGTGCAGGCCTTCAACACCGCCGGCCCCGAATCGAGGAACCGGATCATCCCGTTGCGAACGGCGTTGGCGCAGATCATCTCCACCAGATCGCCGTCAAAGTCGCAATCGAGGGGCGTTTCCACCTGGCAGGTGATCTCCGAATCCTGGGCCGGCAGCACCGTGCCGGCCGCCCCGGTGAACGGGACGGAAGTCCCGGCCACCGTGCCCACCGTGGCGCCGTAGGCGCATTGCAGCACCCCGTCGTCGTCGGTCCAAAAGATGCAGATCACCTCCGAATCGGTGATCCCGTGGCCGGCCCCCAGGGTCAGCGTGCCGTCGGTGTCGTTGGTCCGCGTGGAGAGGGTCCCCGCCTTGGCGGCCTCCAGGACCGTCTCCTGGGCGATCCCGCCCGAGGCCTCCCGATTGAACGTCGTGTTCACCGTCAGGCCCGAGGCGGAGAAAATGATCCGCAGATTTCCAAGCATCGTACAATTCCCTTTTGCAGTGTGCGCACCGGAGCCGCCGGATTAACCCCAGCTCGGTTGCCGCGCCTCGTCGGTCAGATGCGCGGTGACCTCGTAGGTGATTACCCCCTGATTGTCCTCGGACCGTTGGCATTCCACGTACCAATCGGCATCGAGGCCGGTGCCCGAGGTTGCATCCTTGGGGTAGAGGGCGATCCGGGCGTCGGCCGCCCACTCGGCGAGGATCGCCGCCAAGAAGGCGTCCCCCTCGATATCGTAGACTTTGAACGTCAATTGGCACTCGCGCACCGTGGGTTTCTTGCCCACGTAATCGACGTTGCGCTTGATCCATTCGGCGAACCGTTTCGACATGGAGAGTTTGACCTCGTCCACATTCTCGGCCACCGTGCTAGGGGTTCCGCCCCCGGCCCCATAGCAAAAAGACCCGTTGAGGCCCAACAGCACATCGCCCGCCGCCATAGTGTATTCCTCCTGATTAGGCCGCCTCGCGGTAAAAGCGCGGCAGTTGCTCGATCGCCTTCGTCCGGGCCGGGCGCATGTAAGGCCGGGCCGGATAGTTGGCGCCCATGTAGCGGGCGCCCAGCTCGTGGACCATTCCCGCTTTGTCCATCTTGGAGCCGAGGGGCCCGACGATCACCGATTCCCGCCCCGGATCGTAGGCGTACATGATCGCGTTGCGCAAGCCGCCCGTGTGCGTGAAAGGCGGCGACCCCGGCGGCGAGGCCGGGCGCTGGCGGACCTCTTGCAGCCACTTGCGAAAGGCCTTGGACCGCCGGCCCGCCTTGGTTGTTTCCCTGGGCCTCGGCCGGGCATTGCCCACCCGCCGGATCGAGGACCGCGCCGACCGCCGCGCGTAGCCGCCCCACCGGTTGAGGACCCGCCGGTTGCGCTTGTCCAGCGCGGCGGCCACCCCGGCCCGGTCGAAAAACGTCTTGCAGTCGATCGCGATCATTGCACGGTCCAGGTCAGCCGCAGCACGCCGTTGAAGACGTGGGGATTATCCAAGTGCGCCGGATCGACCGCCGCCGAATTGCCCGGAATGTAGTTCCGTTCCAGGCAACAGATCGACCGGGCGCCGGCCGCCAATATCTTGCCCCGGTAGTGATCGGTCAGTTCCAGTAACAGGGCCACCAGGGCGTCGGCCGCCGCGTTGGTTGTGGGATCGATCTTTTTTTGGAGGATCACATCGGTGGCGTGGGTGGCCAGGTCCCGGCCGCGCCCCATCGGTTGCCATTGGCTCGGCCCCGGCGTCACCGCCACCCGCAGCGTGGCCAGGTCGGCCAGGTCAAATTGGACCAGCCAGAGTCGAACCGCGGTGAACGATTGCGACCAGGAACCGCCGTTCAGGTCCGCCACCACGGCGTCGCCGATATCCGAGATCAAGTTTGCCACCGGTCGATCACTCCGCGGTGCGGATCATGGGGGGCCTCGATCGCCGTTCTCATCGAGCCAAGGCTTCGACCGCCGGACCTCCCGGGCCGGCTCGCCGGGCGAGATCACCCGCAGCGTGTTCCGCGTCAATCGTTTCGATATTGCTTGTCGTCCCATCTGGACCGCGGCCCCGATCAGGGCGGTGAACAGCACCCCCAGCGCCCAGGCGTGGGCCCGCTGGTAGCTTTCCACGGCCTGGACCCGGCCGGTAAGCCCGGGCGTCCGGCCGTCGGCCGGTGGCCCGTGCAGCATCAGATCATGCGATTTCGCCAGTTCTACCGTCAGGTCCAATTTGGCCTCGATGCGGGCCAGCCGCTCGGCGATCCCGTCCAGCCGGCCGGTGAGGACGGCCAGGCCGTCCGGCGGTTCGCCGGCCAGGGCCGGGCCGCTGGCGATCATCAGCAGTAATAGACAGCGCATCTTGCGGCCCTCCGATCAGATTTGCTCGATCAGTTTCGATCGCACCAGCCACCAGGTTTCCCAGGGGTCAACCGAGGAATAGGCTGGTAGGCCGCCCATCGGTTGCACCTCGAATAGCTGGGCCACGTTGCCCTCGCGCTGATATTCGATCGTGTGCCCTCGGGCGGGGATGATTTGTGCCCCGCCCGACACCAGCCGCGATCGGGGGAACCGCCACACCGTCGAACGGGCGGTGGTGATCGAGCCATCGGCGAGGATCACCTCCACATTGGCCTCGCTCTTGACCGCGGCCATGGCGATCCGCACCTCGCCGGCGACATAGACCACGTCCACCCCCGCCAAATCAAGCGCGGTCCGCAGCGCCCGGATCACGGTCCGCTGGATCGGCGGCGACATGGGACGGCCTCAGTGCGATCAAAAGACGAGCGAAACGTCCGCCGAGGATCCCGAAATGTCACCGGTCCCACCCGCGGCCACGGCCTTGATCCGCACGTAGCGTTCGCAGCCCGGCGGGATCTTGAATCGGCACTCCTTGGCCGCCGCCCCGGCGCCGCCGGCCCCCGTCTGGACCATCACCTTGTCAGCCACGATCAGCGCCGATGTGAATCCTGAGTTGTCGTCGCTTTCGACGGACCAGGTGAGCGTGTCCGCGTCGGGCAATTGCGTGGTGTTGAGGGCCGGCGAGCGGATCCAGATCTCCAGCTCATCGGGGCGCACGTCGCGATCGCCGATTGCCCCGAGATCAAACCCGGTCGTTTGCACCGTCCCGTCGGCGGTGGGCAGCGTCAGGTTTTCATCGAAATCGGCGTCGATCAGCAGTTTTCCGGTTCGATCCATCGCGTCTACTCCCAAATCGGGTCAACTTGTGCGAAAAGTGCGGGCGCTTCCCTGCCCCTCGCCCGGCGTCAGGCCGGCTCCTCGGTGTCCGTGATCGCCTGAGTCGCCGCGATCGGCACCCCGAAGGCCTCATCGGGGAATGGCGCCGGGGCGCCGGTCGGATTCGTCGCCGTGCGGCTCGCCCGCAGTTCGGCCCGGGATCGCGGCGTCATGAGGATCACGTTAGGCATTTTGCCCGGCGGAAATGTCGCCAGGGCGTTGGCCAGGTCGTCGTCCGTGAGCGCGGCGTTGGCATCGGTCCCGTTGATCGAGTGAACCCGGGCAACCGAAGTCGTGGAGCAGACCTGGAGGCCGGGGTAGGCTTGCAGATTCTGGCAATAGGCCCAGAAAGGGTTCCCCGATCCATCAAGAACCCGTTGCAGCGTGACATCCGAGACCTCCAGCGATCCATTCTGGCCCCATACCCAGCCCACGTCGCGCGGGCCGAACGCCACCAGGAAGGCGCTCGAATTGATCGAGGCGGTCGTGCCGCCGGCATCGATCGCCATATTCGTCGAATCGTAGGAATCGATCAGCCCGGGGAATCCCTTAGCGTCGTTGGAATCCCCGTAATAAAATTGGGACGCCAGCGTCTGAAAGGCCCCTTCCAGGATCGCCGAGGCCTCCAGCGCGATCAGCGCCTCCGCGCCATCTTCGTGACGATCGCCGACGGCCTGATCGCATTGCCACTCCGGCGTCATGATGAACGTTTCCACCGTCCGGTTGGTGTAAGCGCCCTTGGTGGTGGCGGTCCCTTCGTTGGCGTATCGGAAGCTCACCGAGGGGACCCCAGTCCGGACCAATGTCTTGTACGAAATCCCCGAGATCGTCCGGGAGAATCCGAGGTTGATCTCCGGGTGCGCGGTGGCCGCTTCGTCGATCAGGCCGGCCACGGCGTCCGACCCGTTCATCGTGACGATATCCACCAGCGTGGGATAATCGCCCCACTGGCGGGCCGCGTCCGCCTGGGCCTCCGCCATCAGTTCGCCCAGGGCGAGGATGGCCTGGAAAGTCCGCGGGTCGAGCCGCTCGAAAACATCCGCGGGGACCCCCGTCCGGACATGGCGGCCGAAGGCCGTCCGTTGCTTGGTACGCATTGCATCGATCCTCGATTAGAAAATTGGTTGCCTCTTCTCCGTCCCGATCGTGGCAGCGCTACCGCTTGCCGTTGCCGCGTCCGTCGGCGCGGCGGGGAAGTCGGATCCCGGCGGCGAACCGGCCGAGCCGCTCGCCCAGTCTCGATTGAAATTCCTGCGCGCGTGCGCTCGGGCCGTCCTCGCCATCCTCCGGCGTGAAATTCGCCGGCCGATCCTCGCCGCGATCGACGGACGCCAGCTTCTTGCGCTGGTCCTCGATCGTGGCGTTCAGCGCCGCGATATGCTCGACCGCGGCCGCCTCGAACGATTTCCTTGCGCTGTAATAGGCGAGGCCCGCCTCCCCGAAGGCCTCGGAGAACCGCTTGATCTCGGCCTGGGCCTCGGCCGAGGCCTCCGATCGGAGCCGGGCGGCCTCCGCGGCCCGCTGGCGGGCCAGCTCGGCCTCCTCGATCTCGTCGCCGCTGTCAGCGGCCATCGCGGCCGCCGGGGCCTCGGGCGTGACCGGGGCCGCCTCCGGCGTGGTCGGGGGCGCCTCGGCCGGTTCCTCCTGGCGTTGGCCGGAGAACAATCCGCCGAGGATCTCAAACAGCCCCTTGCGGGTGACCGGCTCATCGGCCGGCGGCTTGGTTGGTGCGCTCATCGATCCCTCCGATTCGTTGTCGTTTTGCCGGACCAGAACCCGAATCGTGGCCGGCCCATCGTCCTCGAAAATTGCCCGCGTCCCCGGGTCCGCCCCCAGTTCGCAAATGGCGATCGCCCGCAGCTTCCATTGCCGGACCACGTAGCCCGGCCCCTTGAATGCGCGGCCGTTGACCTTGGTCGAAGTCCCTTCCGATAGCTCCTCGATCACCGTTGGCCCGCGGAAATCGATCGAGGCCTGATAAGGCACCCCGCGGGCCGCCTTGTAGGCGATCTCCCGGGCCGAATCGTCGCCGAACGGGACCAGCGCCCCGGTGGCGAATAGGCCGGCCCGCTTGCGCTCGAATTTCTCGGCGTAGCCGATCACCTGATCGGGGTCGTGGCGATTGTCGATCGGGACCCGGTCCCCATCGATTGACATCCCCTCCAGATCATGGATGATCCGGCCCCAATAGGGGTGATCGACCGCCTCGGCGGTCCGGGCCAGGAGGCGCACGGGGATCGTATCCTCGCCGCTTTCCCCGCCGGCGGGATCTCCGCCAGCATCACCCGCCAGGGTGAGGGGGCCGCCAAGAAGTCGGAACGATTCGGCCGGGCAATCACGGTACGTTTCCCTCATGCGCCGATCCTCAGATAGTCGGTGAAGCACGCCACGTGCGCCAGGCGGCGCCGGGCGGCCGATAGGGTTTGCTGATCGCCGGCCGGGGCCCCGGCTCCGCCGGGCGATCCCTCGCCCCCGGCCGCCATCCCCAGGTATTCCGCCTCCTGGGCCAGTTCGTCGGCGATATCAAACCAGTCGCGACCGCGGCGGAGGCAGATTTGCTGGCGGGAAATGAGGCTCGCCTCGATCGCCTTAATATCGGCCCCGATCTCCTTGAGGGGATCGATCCATGGCAGCCCCTTGGGCAGCCATAAATATCGGATCTCATCGAGGGCCATCGATTTGGGGACCGCGATCCGCCCGTCCAGGATCCATAGGCCCAGCTTCCAGGCCAGCCACGTATTGAGGACCTCTTGATTGTCGGCCCGTTTCGCGGCGGCCGATTCCTCGTAAAGCAGCCAGGCCTGGCGCGATCCGCTGTAATTGGTATTGGCCTCATCCCAGAAGACATAGGGCAAATCGAGGGCCTTCATGGAGACCATGATCAGCAGCCGCGCGAATTCCTGCATCTCGCCGGCCGGGTGATTCGATTCGACGATCGCCAGGTCCTCACCCATATCGAGATCGACCGAAAACGGCGCTTGCCCGAAATCGATCACCGTCTCCGATTGATCGAGATCGCCCGCGTCGTCGGTCGTCGTCGTCGTGTCGCCCACCGATCCCACCGAATCGTCGGCCCGCGTCCATTTGAGGCCGAACATCTGGGCGAGTTTGGCCTTGGCGGTGGCGTAGGCCATCACCTCGTACGTGTCTTGCAAGCCGTTCAGCGCCGGGGCGAAAAGCGACACCCCGCGGACCTGATCGAGGCGATCGAAATATCCGCGGCAGAGCACATTACGCGCGGGGAGGATGCGGGCGAAATCGAAACCGCCGCGGCCGCGGCGGCGATCGTGGAGGGCATAGGCCAGCGCCCGACCGGCCGGCGAAGTCAAAACCCCATGGGTCCACCGCTCCGCCCCGCGGAGGCCCGGCGGCGTGCGGACCCGGTCCCCCTCGATCGCCTGGACCGTTCCGTCCGCCAATAGCATTAGGAACACATCGCCGTCGAGCGTGGCCCGGGCCTCCAATAGCCGCATCATCCGTGCCCGACCGTGGCGGCCGGCCACGTCGAACCGATCGGCCATCGAGTCCCTGGCGACCAGTTCCTCCAGCCGCCGATCGAATAGTTCGTTGCCCGTCCGCGCCTGAAAAGAGAACGTGGCGACAAAGTCCAAATGTTTCTTGACCAGCCAGCTCGCCACCGTCCAGTTCCGGACCACATCGCGGGCGGTGGCGGTCAGCTTGTCCCGATCGGCGGAGGCGAGGACCTGATCCTCGGCGCCGAGGATCACCCGCGGCGGCCGCCGCCGCTTGCGGTCGGTGATCGCGTCATAATCCCATTGGGCGGGCGGCCCGACCTCGATCACTGTGATTCCGTCCGTGGCGGGCATAGAGGGCCTCAGAATCCGGACAAGTCCACCTGGCCGATCCGCGGCCGGGCGGTGGGATCATTCTGGGCGCGGAGTTCGCCCAGCCGCCGGCGGACCTCGGCGAGATCATATTCGACCTTGAGGCCGTCGGTGGTGATCGCCCGGCCGCCAGCGTCGAGGATCGCCTCCAGTTCGATGATCCGGTCGGCGATTGACATAGGGGACCGCCAGGGTGTTCGGGGCCCTCGCGGCCCCCATCGGCAAGGAAGCTCACCGCAGGCGGGGACGATATCGACATCGGGCCGGCGAGGGCCAGATCGATCCGCGGCGGAAATCCGGCGGCCGGATTATTGTTGGTTTGGGGGATCGGAATCCGCCGGCGGATCGGGCCAGAATTCGTAGGATCGATCGATCACCGCCTGGCCGCAGTCGAGGCAGCGCTTGTAGCGGATCAGGATCCGATTAAAGGCGGTCCCCTGATAGGTCCCCGCGTGTTCGATGATCGTTGTCCGCGTGCAATCCCCCAGCCGCGTGCTATGGCAGCCCTTTCGCGGGCAGGCCGCCCGGATCGTGACCACATCGGCCCGCGGGATCGTCCTCGATCCCCGGGGCCGGCCGGGCCGCCGCTTGGTGGTAGTTTCCATCGGGTTCTCCATGACCTAGTGATAACGGATCTTCCGTTTCCGCCTCCGCCTGGCCCCGGGCATCGCCTCGGTGAGACCCGCGCCCAGGAAGGCGGCGGCGGCCAGACAGCCGACCTGGCAGTCCAACCAATGGTTGTCCAGTTGCCGCGGGTTACTCCAAACCATCACCCGGCGGCCTTGCGCTTCCATCAGTTTGGGGATCTCGGCAGCCAAATGATCGGCATAGAGCCGGTGCGCCGCCGGATCGCGCCCGAACAGACTCAGCGATCCCGGCTCGCCGGGGACCGCCGCCAGGCGGGCCATATTGAACGATTTGTAATGATTCGTGTCATACTCCAGCACCCGGAACCGCCGCCCCTTGCGGCGAAAATAGCCCAGATTGGGCCCCTTGCGATCGCCCGGCCCGTAGCGCCACTCCCCCATCGGCCGGCTCATCGCCGTGATCGAGACCCCCCGGGAAGGCACGATCACTTGGCCGCGGCCATCTTGCTGGATCGCGGCCTCCACCACATCGGGCAGATAGCCGCAATCGATCAGGACCAGTTGGATCCGGTGTTCCGCGCCGTCGATTCCGGACCAGGTCCGATCGAGCAGCTCGGCCAGCATCGCCCGCAGGCCGGCGAGGATCGCCCCCTCTTTCGTTTGCGCCTCGGGCGGGGCCTTGGTTTGCAATGTCGCCCGGGCGGATCGCATCGTGAAATAGGCCGATCGTTGCCGGGGAAACGTGAAGTAATCGACCACGGCGCCGGTGAAATTCCGCTCAAAGGCCGCCACGGTCGTGTAGAGCAGTTTGTCGTGAACGTCGATATGGGCCACCAGATAGGCCGCGGCCGCGGGGATCGCGCCCCGCTCGATCCCACTCAGCTTGTGGGTGATCGCCTCGGCGGTCAGTAGATCGTCCGCCTGTTCGATCTCCGGGGCGTTTTGCATCTCGCAGAAAAACGATCGGCGATCGCGGAACATCAGGTCCATACAATGCTGGATCCCGCTTTCGTCGGCCGGCCCTCGCCGCTCCGGCCAGGCGATCGCCGCCCCGGCGTCCATCGCCTCCCGGTTCGCCCGATAGAAGGCCCGGGCCTCCGCCCCGTCGCCCCCGCCGCGGAGGCTCTTGGCCCGCAGATCGGAATAGCGTTCCCAGAGGGCCGAGTCCGTGGGGAACGAATAGACGAGGCGCTTGCGGATCCCGCGCCATTCCGGAAACGCGCGGCGGTCGAGCACCCGATCCATCAGATCGGCCGGCTCGATCACGGTCCCCAACAGAAAGGCCGCGATCGGCACCCCCGGCCCGGCCAGGTTGAGGACCGCGCCGTTGATAATCTTCAGCCGCGTGTCCGTCTGAAACGGGGATCGGGCGGATTCATCGGTTTGCACATCATCGAGGATCACCGCCGAGGGCCGGATCGTGGAACCGTCGGCCTGGACGAAACGGGGACCGCGCACCGCGCCCAGGAGGCCGTCGGTTTGCAGGATCGACCCGGCCGCCAGCGATCCGGGGATCGAGGGGAGCACGATCTCCGATCGGCTCCAGATCAGATCCGTGGGCCGGCCGCGGAACAATTGGCCGCCGGCCCGTTGCGTGATCCGGCCCAGGCAATGCACCGGAAAACAGACCTCCGGCCAATCGGCCGCCAGGAGATCATTGCCGCCCAGTTCCCGCTTGATCGCGCGAAGATTATTGGCGGCCGCCCGCTCATCGGCGCCCAGGATCAGGCAATACCGCCGCCGGCCGGTCAGCGCCGCCCAGATCGCCGCGGCGCAGACCAGCGAGGTTTTGCCCGATCCGCGTGGCATCGCGATTGCGCCCAGGCCGCCGCCCGAGAGGATCGATTCCATCTCGGCGAGGATCTCCAGGTGATCGCCGGACCAGGGGAGCGAGAACGTCCGCGGGAAATACAGCTTGCAGAAATCAGCAAGCCGCGCCGATCCGCGCAACTTGCGTTCCAGATCGGCGACCGGTGGGATGCGGATAATATCGCGGCCGGCCTCCGATTGTCGCCGCTGGGCCTCCGCCTGGCGGGCCTTATGCCGCTGGTATTTGCTGGCGGAGCCGGAGGATCTCGGCGACCGCTTGGCGGGCGAGTTCATCGATCGGATCATTCTCTTTTCCGAGTTTCAAGGCCGCGAAATGCCCGCGGGCGGCGGCCAGCTCCTCCGCCAATTGGAAACCGGCCTCGGTGGCCGCCTCGCCGGACCCGGCCGCCCGGTTGATCGCCTCGATCTTGATCAGGATCTCCAGGGCGCGAAACCGCGTGGCCGCGGGCAGATCGGGCGATTCCGCCATCATCATCAGGAACCGGGGAACCCATACCCGCCAGCCGGGCGGCATATCGTAGGGTCGATCCAGGCCGGCCTCGATCGCCGCCATCTCCTCCAGCTCCCGCGCTTCCCAGGAGATCGCGGCGGCGGCCTTGGCCTCGGCAGCCGGCCTCCGTTTCCGGGCCGGCTTGGCCCGCGGGGCCGGCTTGGCCGCCGGCTTGCGTTTCGGTTTCGCCTTGGCCTTCTTCTTCATCCGCACCGCTCCGGGCCAGGTCCCTGGCAAATGCCCCACCGGCCAGGTCCCTGGCAAATGCCCCTACTCCGAAACGGAATGTGGGCTAATCGCCCCGGACGGCCTGGCCGTCGCCGGCGGGGATCGCCGCAATTGGCGTTTTCTCCCCAAATTTGCCGCGGTGGCGGCCCCCGCGCCGCCGCGAAAGAAAGTGTGTGGAAATTGTTATC